CATTAAAAGATCTGGTGCGGTTAAAGGATATTTTTTAATTACAGTAATATCCTGCTCAATAAAATTTCTACCGTATATTTTAGAATGAATTAAAAAATTAACTGTAGAGTTTTGCCAATCTTCTATAATAATTTTTTTAGGTTCTGTTTTATTATCAGTCCAAAACAAAATACCTTTTAAAATATTTATGCCTGTAATAATATTATCCGACGTAAAGTTTAAAAAATTTGACACCGTTTTCTTTTCTACAAGCAGCGGCTTTACTACATCTATTGTTTGGTCATATTCTGCAATTGCGTTTACTTCTGTAGAAGAAATAAACCAATAAATTTTTTCCGTCTCTTCATCTTTAATTGCGCCTATGCAAGCAGCGTTTGTAAGGTTAGAAATATAATTGCTATCCCAATCCTCAAAAGCAAGCGTGCTGGCATTATAAGACTTATGTATAATTTCTTTATTGCCTTTTATGTTTTCAAATGCACCCACATCTGAGCCTTCAGATACGGATAAATCTAAATTTAACGCGTCTCTGTACTCGCCATTTGGAACCATGCGCTCATCCAGGTCTTTATTCATACGACCCTTAGCAAACACTTTTACGATTTCCGGCATATTTTAGTGCTTTATTTGTTTTCCTTTATTTCTCATTATTTGCGTAAGCTCTTCTATTTTAAGATTAGATAATCTTAACTTTGCTTTTCTTGTAGCTGCAAATTTTTCTTTTTTAAATCTAGCGATTTGATATTCAGGTGTATTTTGGCGTGCTGAAAGTATAGAATGTGCTACGTGTTTATATACCGCATCTTCAGCAAACTTATGTACAATTTTTTCATTTTCAGTTGCAACGCCGTCACTTATATATTTTAACGTAACGATTTTGTTTACCATGTTTGAATCAAAAAATATTTTATTCTTTATAGGATCTATAAAAAACGTGCCATTTGCTTGCGCCATTTCAGGTTCTAAACCAATTCTACCGCCATATGATTCTGAAAACTCAAATTGATCGCTTGCATTACGCCTATCATTTTGAGCATTATTTTGTCTCTTTTGAAATTTTTTCCAGGTTTCAGATTCGTTGGCAGTTAGTATTTCTTCATTTTGATAATCGAATAAATATTCGTATTGATCATCTTGCAATATAGGTAATGGATTGCTTGTTTTTCTTGCGGGGTATAAAAGTCTTTCAATACCTGAATCATCCACCCAACTTAGTTTTACATAATTAACATAATCATGCGGTAGGATCATCATAAGCGATGGCGGTATTTCTATTTCTTGTGACTTTTCAGATTTAAATATATCGTAAGAAAACTCTTGAATAGCGCGCTGCATATGAAAAGAAACATCAGCTCTTTTTATTTTGCTTATAATTTTATCTTCGCCTACGTAGTTAATTATAAAATTATTTACTAAATCTTTTAGCTTAATAAACTGGTAATTTCCATAGACTTCGTCATTGCTGCCCCATAAATTATCCGGGCCGTAATAATATTGTTTTTGAGTTCCTGTAAATAAAGCCATTTATTAAGATTTTTCTTGTTGTAGTTGTTCTATTTCTTCAGCGTTAGCGACTTGATAAACACTTGGGTCTTTAACAACAAGCCCTGACATTTCTAGTATTTTTATTACAAGTTCGGTTTCTTCGGAAGCATGCAGCTCAAAATCAACTGAGTTGGTTGCATTGTATAATGCCTCACCAAAAACCATTTGGTATTGCCATTCAACTTTTGCTGGTTTACTTATATAATTACAAGTAACACCTGATGTTATACTAGTGGGGTAAATTTGTATTGCAGAAGAAGATGTCTGCACATATATAGGAGAATTTACTGTCGGCGCTGTTAATTTTGAGTTTATATAATGGTTTAATTCATTTTGATTAATTTTTTCAACCTCTATATACTCACCGTTATTTAAATAAGATAGCTGCCCCATTCTATAGTATGTAGGCAGAGTTCCGACGCCACCTGCTGTTACGGTAACATCTTGTCTAAATTTTTCAAATATATCAATCTTTTCATTTAGCAAATCCACTACGTCACCGTAAGTGCTGTCATTGCCTGGTAGGCGCATAAACTGATTTAAATCATAAAAGTATTGCTCAAATATATCAAGTTGTGCTTGGTTTGCAAATAAATTAAACTCTTGAGGGGTGATGTAACCTCTCTGTTCTTTATTTAATGCCGCCAGCACTCTTTGGTATACTGTATCTATGCTTACTGCCATATTTTTGTTTTTATAATAGTTAGGCCGCTATTACAACGGCCCAACCGTTATAAGCGACTTATTTAAGTCTTTTTTCTATAGATTTGTAAACTTCAACGCCTTCATCAGTTTTAAACCAAGCAGCTAAAGCTGAATATGGGTTTTCATCAAACGGAACGGCCATAAGCTTTCTTCCGTTGCTTCCCCATTGAAAAGTTCTTTGGTCATCACTTAATTTAATAATACTTGCTTCAACAGCTTTAATGCCAAAGTTTCTTATTTGAACGTTTTCGTCGTTTGCTAATTCTAAAAATAAAGAAGGATTTCTTCGTGCCATAAGCAGCACATCACGCTTTACTTCTTTACTTGTCATAGTATTTACTTTATTACCTGCTTCCACTCTTAAAATAGCTTCTAGCATGTCTATCTCTAGTTTAGTAGCTAAATTTAATGCTTCAATCTCAACTTCTAAATAATCTAAGTCGTCTTCAGCATTTTTAACTTCATCAAGTTCAGAATATATTGAATCTTTTAACGGGTGATACACTGAAAGTAATAATTGTAAATTTTGTCTTGATTTAGGAACAAACAACGATCCATCTCTAAATGCTATTTGTTCTAATGTAACCGCGCCTTCTTGCTCATCTACAAATGGCGACGGTTGGTTTGTTGCGTATCTTAATTCTCTTTGATAACCTTTTTCTTCGTCAAACCACAGTAAAGGTCTTTTTGAAGTGTGCTTTGTTGCAATAACTTTTACAATAGGTTGTTTATTTCCGGTTAAATAATATACGCGATCTTTAATTTCCCAATTCTTGGGCTTAGTAATTTGTCTTGTTTTCATGATATAATATAATTAAAAAAAATAAAATAAACCTAGGGCCGCACAAAACGACCCTAAGTTTAATGGGTGTTATTATCCTCCAGCAGCTGCTGCAGTATCTTCAAATAAGATAAAGTTGTTAGCACCTTGTACACATAGAGCTCTTTCAGATAGGAAGTGTACATTCATTTCGTCAATATCAGAAGTGAAGTTTCCTCCTACAGAACCAGTAATCCAAGACTTCATTCTACGATCGTCTGCTTCAGAAGCTCTGTAGCGTACGTGTAGGAATGGTCGTTGAATGTTTTTACCTAGTGTTTGGTCATATACTGTAGATACACCAGCAGGTACAAGTACCCCGTCGATATCATCAGTCAAACCACGTGTAGCCGCGTCATTTAGATATTTCCAGTCAGTTTTGTAGAAGTCATAAGAACCTCTGCGGAAACCGCTGAATCCTAAATTAAGCGCCATATCTTCGCTGTTTTCAAATACGCCATAAGATGTACCGCCAGTTCCGTAAGAATTAGCGCGTGCTAGCATATTATCGATAGACAAAGAAGTGTCACGATCTAAGAAAAGCATATTTTCTTCAATAGCTCCTTGCTTATCAAGTTCTTTGAGAATTAAATCAAATTCTCCTAAACCAGTAAGACCTGTAGAATTATCAAAGTCATGATCTTGGAATACAAGGCCGCGGCTTTCAATAGCTGCAAATAGACCTTCTGTACCTCTTACATCAGCACCTGAATCAGCTCCTGCATTATCAAGAATGTTAATAGTTTGAGTTGCTTTTTCAGCTTCAACCATTGACATTTCTAAATAATCTTCAAAGCGTAGACGAGTTTCATGCTCAGATTTCAAATACCATAGATATCCAGATGTACCCATTTCAGTAGTTACTTCAACCCACCCAATTTGAGCAGTGTCAGAACCATTGATTGAATATTTATCTTTTAGGATAATAGGGCTATTTGAAAACTTTTGGAAACCAGCGTCAACTGATCCAGACATACCAGCAGAGCCTTTGCCAAATTCTGAACCATATACAAACACTTTTAGTGCAGGTGCAGGATTAGCGACAAAGCTTGCAGGCCAAGTAGCAGATGTTAAAGGATAAGCTTCAATGCTATCCGTTGTAACAGACTGTACAAAAGCTTTTACAGTGTCAGTACCTTTAGAAACAACAATTGTTTGGTTTGGACGAATAGCGTGTCCAGTAATATTAATTGTTTTTTCAGTGTTATCTGAAGTACTGCCTAGTGTTGCGCCGTCATATGCAATATGCAAACGCCCTTGCTCAGTCCATACAACTTCGTCAGAAGCCATAGGCATTTCAGCCCCTACCATACGCAAGAAAGAAGAGATAGAACGATTTCCGTAACGCTCTACTTCTTTTTCGTATACTTCTGGCAGAAACTGCTTAGTAAAGTTAAAGTCGTTGTCTCCGATAGAAAGATAGTTTTTATCAAACAACGTTTTTGTTGGTGATGGAGTCAATCCAGCTGGAAAGGCTCCTCCTGTTTGAAAACTCATTTTTTATAGTTTTAATTAATTATTTTCTTATTTTTACTCTTAATCTTGAAGAATCGTCACCAGATACCGCTTTAACAGTAAGCCCAGACGAAGACGTAACTTTTTCATGCACCCCTCTCGGGTCCATCTTTACATTCTTAGCCTTAGAAATACTTTCTTTTAAAGCATCTGCACGACCTTGTTCATAAAAGTGTTGAGCAATTTTATCTGTGTTCATAGCTGTAAATAAAGCTTTGTGATAACCTTTAGCGTCTTTCATAGTATTTTTTTCGTCCAAAAACTTTTGAACAAAATTGTTTATGTCAGACTGGGCTTCTTTCACTTCATTTATTTGCTTTACATTGTATCTATACTTTTTATCACCAACATTGTATTCAAAACCTTTGAACGAGTCAGAGAAAACGTCTTGAGTTTTCTTTTTAAATATAGATTTTTGCTGCTCTGCAACTTTCGTGATTTCTTCATTCTCTTTATTATAGCGGTTAAAAAAATCGACAGCTTTTTGTTGATCAGCTGTTAATCTTGAACCCGCTTTAATTTCTTCATAATATTGACTTTTTAATCCTTCTAAAGAGCTTTTTGCTTGGGCAACCTCTTCTTTAAATCGCAGCTGCTTACGCTTTACTTCTCTTTCTTCGTCAACTTCTTCATCGTATGAAAAATTGTCTTCAATTAAAAAATCAATTTCATCCGCAGATAAGTGCGGTTTATTTTTTGTATAATACTCACGCAGCAATGCCATGTCATCTACATGAGAATAATCTTTATTTAGTGCTACGTAGTCTTCAAGTGTGCCTCCTGTCTCATTAATGAAGTCCACAACTTTTTGTATATTTTCCGGAAGAGGATTGCCGGTTTGTTCTGCTTCGGCTATTACATCTTGTACTTCTTCAGCTAATTCTTGCGCTTCTTCTTTTATTTCCTCTTCAGTAATTTCTTCTAATACCGTTTCTTCAACCCCATCATCTGTAGAGGGCTCTTCATTTTGCTCGGGCTCCCGTACTTCTTCAACCACTTCTTCGCTACTTGGCGTGTCTTCGGGTTGTTCGACAGTATCATCGCCTGCATCTGCGCTTTGCTCTTGAACGGCATCTTCGTTAGTTTCTAAATTTCTTAAATCAATTTTTACTACATTGGGATCTTCTTCTTGCTGAGGCTCAACTATTTTAGCTTCCACAATTGGATCCTGCGTTTGTTCTTGCTGAACGTTTGCTTCTTCTTGGTTTTCCATGATAAAATATTATATAATTATATACACTATAGATTACTTGGGTTCAAAAGAACCTAAGTCAAAATCACCGCTAAGTATATCATTTCCTGATGATTCAAATACTTTTGGTGGTAAATTGTTTTTTCTTTGATTAATTAGCTCGCTTTGTTGGCTAGCTTGTATTTTTGTTCGCGCGTCTTTACGATCTTCTTTTTCTTTAATTGATTTCTTTTGACCGTCAACTTCCAAACCTTTAAGCTGCATGTTCATTTGAAACTCTAGCTGCATTAATTCTTTTTTAAGCTGCGCTTCTTGGTTTAGCTTGTTGCTGTCTATTTGCGCTTTTATTTTTTCTAATTCTGCTTTTTGAGAAGTTAGCGCTTGATTTTTTTGAATCTCAGCTTGTGCGGCAACTTGTTGAGCCTGCGCATTTGCGTCAGCTTGTGCCTTTATGTTTTCTTGCTGGATTTGTTGATCACGCTCTTGTTTCTTTTGTCTTCTTATTTTAAGCAATTGATTTGCTAGTTTGATATTTCTTATATCTCTAATATCTATAGCATCATCTAAATCAATGAGGCCGGCTGACAGGGCGGTTTGAATATTGTTTTCTAATAATTGTTTTTCTTCTTCATCAGGCGTTAGCTCTAAAAATATACCAAAGTCTCTTAAATGCAATTGTGATATTTCGTCTAACGTTGCTACATTATGCGCGCCTATGCTCTGTATAAACGCTTCCGCTGTGGGTGAATACTCTAATATATCAGAGATACGCATTGATATTGCCTCTGCTACTTCGGCTGTTAAAAACAATCCGCTTTGTAATATATGTCTTGTAGCTGTATTAGAATTTGCTGCAGCTAATTTTTGCACGCCTACTAATGCATTTTTATCAGGCATACTTCCGTCACGTGCTTCATTTAATCCCGTCACGTCGCGGATCATTTGTAAATAATAATTATACGTATTAATTAATACACCTAATTTATTACCACCGCTTCCGCTTGTAATTTCCTGAATAGGTATCTTGCCTGGATTCATATCTCCCTCAGATGTAAATGATCTTCCAATTACAGAACCTGTTTGGAAAAACATATTTAATGCTTCTTGTGGGTTATAGTTTGTACCATTACCTAAATCAATCTCAGCGATACCGTCTGCATCTAAATAAACACCATCAGGCACCATACGTGACATTACCTGCTGTAATTTTAAATGTGTTAGTTGTATCATATCTGCAAACCCAGTTATACGGCTTACTAAAGATTCAACTTTTCCTTTGTACATGCGAGGTGCAACTATCGCATAATTTGTTTTAACTTTAGTTACATCACTTTTAGGACGCATCATATTTTGAGCCATCTCCCATTTCAGTAACTTATCAGTACCTAATATTAATGCACCCTCGTACAATACCTCTAATGATCTTGAAACTTTTTCAAACCTAGCTCTTTCATCTTTGGGTGGATTAAACTGGTCTGTTTTTATTAATGCTTTTTCCGCACCACTGGCGGTAGATTTAATTTTGTAAACCTCGTTCATGTAGGTTTTATAATTAAAATACAAAATTTGTACCGAGTTAGCATCTACATTATTTGTTTCATTTAATGTTCTATGATAAAAGTCAGTATTATATACGCCTTGCTTAGTTATATCTTCTAAGTCTTCGTTGGTTAAGTTCGGAAACTGAACTTTAAGTTCGTTAATAGGTATTGTTTTAATCTCACCTATATAATATATATCATCAAAATATGGTGAATCTGTATATGAATAAACTAAATCCGCGGGGTCAACGTATTCAATTTTAACGCCTTCAGAAGTGCTAAAGGTTGTTTTAGCTGCGCCTATACCTAATACTGCTAAATCGTAATAAAATTGTTTTTTAATTAACTCATACCTGTTTTGGTCAAATACCGTGTTAATAGCTTGCTCTTCCGCTAACTCAACAGCTTGCTTATACGATAGTTGCATATGTACTGAAAGCTCTTCTTCAGAAGACGGTAATG